ATTAGGTGCTGATAGAGTTTTGATTTATGCAAGATTTGATGATTCTACTAAAGATTTCCCAGTAGATGCAAAATTTGCACAAGTTGGAATAATAAAAAATCCAACGTCTTCTGACACGGGAATAGGAACTTTTACAGGATCGACATATTCTTCATTATATGCACTGAAACTGAATTCATCTTACACTGGAACACCAACAGTGGGAGAAGAAGTCACACAAAGTCAAGCAGGTGCTGGAGTAACTTACACTGCAAGAGGATATGTTGCATCTTATGATAGTAGCACAAAAGTTCTAAAATATTTCAAGGATAGATCTTTATTCTTACCTAATAAGTTAGATCAAACTGATGCAACTACTGTAAAAATAAACTCTAAAATTGTAGATTTCAATAACACTGACAGCATTTCTTTCACATCTGCAACTTCTACATCAGTTGCTTCTGGATTTACCGGTAGTTCTGAAAATGGAGTTAGTTTGGGAGTCCAATTCACTGGCGGACTTGCAAATCCAGAGATAAATAAAAAGACAGGCGATATTATCTACATTGATAATAGACCCGAAGTTGAAAGAAATCTTAGACAAAAAGAAGACGTTAAAATCATCCTGGAATTCTAAAAAAGATGGCACAAAAAACAGACTTAAATATCAACCCTTATTATGATGATTTTGATTCGGGTAAAAACTTTTATAAAGTCTTATTTAAGCCAGGATTTCCAGTTCAGGCACGAGAACTAACTACACTTCAGTCTATATTACAAAATCAAATTGAGTCTTTTGGTAGTTACACCTTCAAAGAAGGAACTGTCGTAATTCCAGGCAATATTACTTATGATGGGCAGTTTTATGCAGTAAAACTGAATGCTCAAGAGTTTGGAATTGACGTATCTTTATACATTGATCAGTTTGTAGGTAAAAAAGTAACTGGTCAGACATCGGGAACAACAGCAACAATACAAAAAGTTGCCTTTGTTGATGGTGCAAATGTTCAGGATCTGACAATATATGTAAAATATGTAGATTCTAATAATAATTTCGTTTTTGATCAATTTGAAGACGGAGAATCACTCGTTGCAGATCAAACAGTAACATATGGAAATACAACCATTGTTGCAGGAACTCCATTTGCATCTCTTGTACCTCTGAATGCAACATCAATTGGATCAGCAGCATCAATTGGTGAAGGAGTATATTTTGTTAGAGGATACTTTGCCAATGTTTCAAAGCAAACAATAATTTTAGATAATTATACCAACACACCATCATACAGAGTTGGATTATCTATAAGTGAACTTCTGATAAATGCAAAGGATGATTCATCTTTATTCGATAATGCAAAAGGATTTACCAATTTTGCAGCACCTGGTGCAGACAGACTGCAAATAAACCTAACTCTCACTAAGAAGTTACTTGTAGACAAAAACGACACAGATTTTATAGAACTTCTTAGAGTAGAAGATGGAAGAATAAAGAAAATTGAGAACAAGACTCAACTCAATAGACTTGGCGATTACATAGCAGAAAGAACTTATGAAGAGTCTGGACATTACGCATTAGAAAATTTTGATATATCTTTACACAATTCACTAAATGATAAATTAGGTAATGATGGTCTGTTTTTTGATAGTCAAACAACAGAACAATTGAATCCACCTTCTGATGACTTAATGTGCGTCAAGGTTTCACCAGGAGAGGCTTATGTTGCTGGATATAATGTAGAAAAAGTATCAAATACAATTATTGACGTAGAAAAACCAAGAGATACAGCAACTGTGTCAGCAGCGAATATTCCCTTTGAGATGGGAAATCTTCTTAGAGTCAATAATGTAACTGGTGCTCCTGCACAAAAAGAATCCATCGATCTCTATGATACTTATGTTGGAGGTAGTGGAACAAAAATAGGTGATGCTAGAGTTTATACTTTCAATCTGACTGGTGCTGCGTATCAAAATGGATCCACAAATTGGGATTTGTATTTGTATGACGTTCAAACATACACTACACTCACATTAAATACACCAGTATCACCTTTGGGACTGATTACTTCGTCCTACATCAAAGGAAAGAGTAGTGGTGCAAGTGGATATGCAGTTTCATCTGGTTCTGGAAGTACAGTAAGTGTTAGACAAACCTCTGGAACTTTCTCTGTCGGTGAACAACTGATTATCAACGGCGTTGATGTTTCTGCAACTGTAACCGCAGTAACAGCGTATGGTACAAGAGACATCAAATCAGTTTTGCAATCTGGTGTTAGTGGATTCCCAACATTTACCGCAGATTCTTTACTAGATTCTGTCGATCTTCCTAATGGAGTTGTTGGAGGAACTATTAGTGGTGGAAATACTCTCGTAAGTCCAGGAAAAGTATTCACTGGTGTTAGGGTTGGCGATATCATTAGATATCAAACTGCTTCTGGTGATGAATCATTCAATAAAGTTACCGCAGTTAGCACATCGTCACTCACTATTGGAATCGGAACCACTGTTTCTGGCGTATCACAAGGAACAGTCACCAATGGAACATATTCTCAAATCAAACTTGGCGTTCCAGCACTGAGAAATCAAGATAAAGGATATCTTTATGCAGAACTTCCAGACTCCAATATTGAATCAGTAAATCTCTCTGGATCCACTCTAAAAATTTCCGAGCAAATTACTGGTGAAACGACTGACGGCAGTGGTGTTTTAACATTTGACTTGTCTGCTGTTAGCGGAATTTCAAGTGCATTCTTTGATCCTTTCGATGAAGAAAGATATTCTGTTCACTACACTGGTGGTGGAATTGGGACAGTAACTTCCGACGCATTTTCTATCAGTTCAAACACAGTTACCATCAATGGATTGTTTGCGAGTGAATCTAGCGTTGTAGTAAATACTTCACTCACAAAGAATGGTATTCAGAGTAAAATAAAAGAGTACACAAGAAGTTCAACACTTGATGTTGTTTATTCGAAGAATGAACAGTCTGGAGTTGGTGTAAACACATCTATCAATGATGGTCTTACTTACAATACAAACTACGGACTGAGAGTTCAAGACGAAGAAATCTCTTTGAACTATCCGGATGTAGTAAAGGTTCTTGCTATTTTCGAATCTTTGGATGAAAATGCACCAACATTAGATCAGATTCAATTCTTTGATAGTTCTGTAGTAACTAATGCAATTATTGGTGAAAACGTAACAAGTTCTACCAGCAATACAATTGCAAGAGTGGTTTCTAAACCAACGGCTTCATCATTATCAATAGTATATCTCAACAAAGATAGATTCTCTGCAAATGAAACGGTAACATTAGAAGAATCTAATTCTACTGCAAATTTACAATCAGTTACTAGTGGTTCTTATAAGGATGTAACTGCATCCTTTACCTTGGATAAAGGGCAGAAAGAACAATACTATGATTATTCTAGACTTGTCAGAAGTTCGAATACTCCTGTCCCATCAAGAAGATTGAAAGTAGTATTCGACCATTATACTGTTCCAACATCTGATAATGGTGACGTTTATACTGTATTGAGTTATGGTGAAGAAAGATTTGCCGAAGATATTCCTCTAATTGGTTCAAATGGAGTAAGGGCAACCGATACTCTCGACTTTAGACCAAGAGTATCTCAATTTACTGTCACTAATAAGTCACCATTTGATTTTGATTCTAGAAGTTTTGGAACATTACCAAAAGTTATTCTAAAACCAAAAGAAAGTTCTTTGATTGGATATAATTATTACTTACCAAGAATTGATAAGGTATACTTAGATGTTTTTGGAAACTTTATTGTTCAAAAGGGAATTTCTGAGCCAAATCCTAAAGTACCAACGAATAAAAATCCTGATGGATTGATGGATTTGGGGACAATCACCTTACCAGCATATCTTTATGATCCAACTGATGCTGATATTTCTCTCGTTGATAATAGAAGATATACAATGAGAGACATTGGAAAACTTGAAGATAGAATTGAAACTTTAGAGAGAGTTACTTCTCTCTCTTTACTGGAAGTAAATACTCAAACTCTTCAAGTTCAAGATGCTCAAGGAAACAATAGATTCAAAACAGGTTTCTTTGTAGATGACTTCAAGAATAATTCTCTAATCAACTTGGATGTTTCTTCCGTAGAAGTATCCAATGGAGATCTTACTTCAATCGTAAGTGACAATAGTCTCAAGAGTCAAATAGCACCTTCTACTGATATTTCAGAGGAAACGTTAGATCTATCAACAAACTTCGATTTGTTAGATTCAAATGTTCAAAAAACTGGAAGTGCAATTACTCTGAAATATGATAGTGTAGGTTGGATTGAACAACCTCTTGCGACAAAGGTTGAGAATGTAAATCCATTCCACGTAGTTTCTTATAATGGATTTGTTACTCTTTCACCATCTAGCGATAGTTGGGTAAGAACAGTTAGACTTCCAGATTCAAATTCATCTGTAACAAGAAGAGTTCCAGATTTTAATCGTAGAGGCACAACAACAACCTTTGTATCTTCAAGAGACGTTGTTGTATCTTCTGGAAGAGACGTTTATATGCGTTCTAGAAATACACAATTCTCGGCAAACAATCTGAAACCACTTACAAAATTCTATCAATTCTTTGATGGAAATGGAAGTGTTGATTTCATTCCAAAGTTGTTAGAAATATCTAACGATGCTACATTACAAAACTATGGATCTGTTGGATCTTTCGAAGTTGGAGAAACAGTTACTGGATACATTGATGGTCAATCTGTTATTACATTCAGACTTTGTTCAGGAAACCACAAGCAAGGAACATTCAATTCACCATCCAAAGTTTTCAACATAAATCCATATATTAAGACAGAGAATCTTTCTGCAGAATATAGTCAATCCTCCAAGGTTCTGAATGTTGATACTTTTGCTCTTTCTGAAGAGGCACAAGGAAAATATTCTGGTTATGTTGTTGCAGGAGTGAAACTGGTAGGACAAACTAGTGGTGCAGTTGCTTACGTCAAAGATCTTCGTTTGATTAGTGATAATTATGGTGATCTCTTTGGATCATTCTTCCTTAGAGATCCATTCACGGTTCCTGCACCAGCAGTTAGAATAACAACAGGAACTAAGACTTATAAGTTGACGAACAGTTCTACAAATGCTGCTCCTCTTCCAGGAAGTAAGTTACAATCTACTGCAGAGATATCATACAAGTCTGAGGGTAGATTTGAAGTTCGTCAGCGTCAAACTACCAGAGTCACCGCCAACTTCTACGATCCTCTTGCACAATCATTTAGTGTTGGTGGAACAATTGATGCTCCCGATTTGACGGGTCAAAATAATGATGCAAATGGTGCTTATTTGACTGCTGTTGATTTGTTCTTCGGAAACAAACCATCTGGAAATGATCCAGTAAGAATTGAAGTTAGAACAGTAGAACTGGGAACACCCACAAGAACTGTTATCGGAACTCCAGTTACCCTGAGACCTGATGATATCACAACTTCAACAGATGGAACTATTGCAACAAAAGCAACATTTGATTATCCAATCTACCTTGCACCTGGTCAAGAATACGCTATTGTAGCGGTAGCAGAAACCACAGATGAGTATGAACTGTGGATCGCTGAAATGGGAGAGAGAACTGTAAATACTGCAACTTTACCAGATGCGGAAGCAGTAATTTATTCTAAGCAGTTTGCTCTTGGAAGTTTGTTCAAGTCTCAAAATGGGTCTATTTGGACTGCTAATCAATATCAAGATCTCAAGTTCAAACTGTATAAAGCAAACTTCACATCAACAACTGGTACGGCATTCTTCTATAATCCAACGTTAGATGAAAGTAATGGATACGTTGAAACCTTAGATACTAATCCAATTACAACTTTACCAAAGACAACGACACTTGGAATTACTACAATTGCAGCTGGTGATGGATATCTCACTGAATTGGTAGTTGGAAGAAGAATTGCGGGTTCTAATGATTTTGGATCTGGTCATATTGTAGGAACAGGAAGTTCCGTACATATGGTTACAATTACTGATGGTGGTGCAAATTATGCCGCTGGAACATATGCATTAGAAACAACTAACATCGTTGGTACAGGATCAGGTTTAATACTAAACGTTACTGCTGATGCAACGGGAACTATTACCGCAATTGCATCAACAACTGCTCCAGGTAATGGTTATCAAGTTGGAGATGTTGTTGGAGTAACAACAACATTGGGAAGAAATGCACAGTTCACAATTCAATCAATTACCGGACTGGATACCTTATATCTGAGCAATGTTCAGGGTGAAAAGGGAGCATCTAAGACTTTCCAAGTTGGTGCTGCTCTTAGCTACTACAATGATGCTGGAACAGTTGTATCACTCGCAAGCACAACAATTACTGATAGAACAACTGAGGGTTCTGGACTGAACTCTGGTAATTATCTGAGAATAAATCATTTTGATCATGGAATGTATTATTCCACCAACAAAGTGGTGATTTCAGATGTTGAATCGACCGTTCCTGCAACAATCTTGGACGCTCCTTTGACGATTGATGAATCCACAACAATCAGTGTTGCAAGCACAGCAAACTTTACAACATTTGAAGGTCAAACAGTTTCTGGAAGTTATCTTGGATATGTAAAGGTAGGTGATGAAATAATTTCTTATAATTCTGTTGGTAGCGGAACTTTATCCATAAGTGCCAGAGCAGTTGAAGGAAAAGTTCAACCACATGACGTTGGAAATTCGGTTACTAAGTATGAATTCAATGGAGTTTCACTGAGAAGAATTAACGGGGTTACCCAAGATGTAAGTTCTCTTGGAAATGAGATTGATCAATATCATATTGCGATTGATATGTCTACAAATGGTAATGATAGGTCTAATGACGGGGATACTTCTGGTGCACCACAACTTTCATTCGCATCAGAATCTTCTCTTGGTGGTGAGAACTGTAAGGCAACCGAAAATATTCAGTTCAATGAGATTGTTCCAAATTATGATGTACTAACTCCTAGTTCTTCCACATCAGTTACAGCATCTGTAAGAACGACAACAGGAAGAAGTGTTGATGGATCAGAAACACCGTTTGTTGATAATGGATTTGAAAATGTTGAGTTGAACGAGGTCAACAGACTGAGTTCTGTTAGAATGGTTGCTTCAAGTGTGAATGAAGAAAATAGTCTGACAACTCTACCAAGAAACAAATCGTTTACAACTGGTATAACTCTGAATAGTTCTGATCCTAATCTGTCACCAATTATTTACACCGACACTGCAATGTCGGAGTTTAGACTGAGCAGACTCAATCAACCAATTACAGATTATCCATCAGATAATAGAGTCAATTCTCTACTGTTCGACCCACATTCAACAGTTTACGTATCAAATACTGTAAATCTGACTCAGGAAGCATCTTCACTCAAAGTTATTCTTGCTGCATATAGACACGAATCTGCTGATTTTAGAGTTCTCTATAATCTAATAAGAGCAGATTCTAGTGAAGTAACACAAGAATTTGAATTATTCCCTGGATATGATAATTTGAAATTGACTGGTAATGGATTAGAAGTTGTAAATTCTACTAATAATAGTGGAAGACCTGATACTCAAATTCCCGCAAGTTTGGAAGATCAATACCTCGAATATGAGTTCACTGCTAACAATTTAGATCTCTTCACTGGATATACAATCAAGATTGTTATGTCCGGCACGAATCAAGCGCAAGCGCCAAGAATCAAAGATCTTAGAACGATAGCATTGAGATGATAAGAGTAGAAGGTCATAAAAATCTTTACAGAGATGAAAAAAGTGGTGCCATAGTAAATTGTGACACCACTTCATACAATCAATATGTAAATTCTCTGAGCAATAAAGAATTGCAAAGAAAGGAATTGGATAAAATGAAGGAAGATATTGATGAAATAAAAACTTTATTGAGGGAGATACTAAATAAGAAATAATTGTTGAACCTGTATCAATATAAATATCTAAAGGAATACTAATCGTTTCAAATAATGGCAGTTTATGTATCCAATATTGTAATTGAACAGGGATATGATTTTGATACTTCTTTCCAATTAGAGGATACGAGAACAAATTCTCCATTGATCCTTTCTAGTGCTACTACGGAAGCAAAATTAAGAAAACATCCTGGAAGTTCCACCGCTGTCTCTTTTGCTACTACGGTTACAGATCCTGATAATGGTGTTATTTCAATCTCGTTAACTGGAACTCAAACAATAGATTTGAAACCCGGAAGACATGTCTTTGATGTGAAGATAACGAATTTTGGAAAAGAATACAAAGCTGTAGAGGGTGCAGCACTAGTAAGAGCAGGGGTAACTAGGTAATGCCTAACATAAACGACAGAATTGGGTCGCAGAACGTAATTCGCGTATTATCTAATGCTTCTGCACCACCAACTAAACTAACAAATCTAACTGACGTTGATTCAACCCTGAAAACTGTTGATGGAATGATCCTGGTTTGGGATCTATCAGCAGAACAATTCATAATGACGAGTGTTATCGACTCGTCATCAACAACCATCCAAGGAATTGGATATTTTACCAATACAACAGATTCTACATCAACAACCACAGGAGCATTAGTAGTTTCTGGTGGTGTTGGTGTTGGAAAGCAATTATTTGTTGGTGAAACATTAGATGTAACTGGGATATCAACATTTTCAAGTGATTTAGACATTAACGCATCTGTTGATGTCTTGAATAATATGGTTGTAAATGGAAATTTACAACTGGTTGGAATAGCAACATTCACAAATACCACTGATAACGTTTTAGGTAATGCTGACACTGGTGCAGTACAACTTGATGGTGGTCTTGGTGTTGCTAAAAATGTAACTGTCGGTGCTGGTTTATCAGTTGCTACTAACTTATATGTTGGAGGAACATCAGAATTTATTGGTAATGCCACCTTTAGAGGCGGTACAATTGGAATTGGTGATTCTACTAGCGATGATATCAATGTTCCAGGAGAATTTGTATCAAGTTTAGTACCAAATACCGATGATGCCTATGATATTGGTAGCACAACTCAGAGATGGAGAAGTGCATATTTCTCTGGCATAACATCAACTGGTGAATTAAGTAGTTCTGGAATTACTACCTTAGCATCTAATGGTGGAATTACTACCACTGGTGGTGATTTATATGTTGGTGGCGATCTTTATGTTGCGGATGATTTAACATTTGATGAATTTACTGCCAGAAACGCCAACATCACTGGTATTGCAACTGCTGGCAAGTTAGAAGTAACAGGTGATTTTACTAGTTCTGGAATTACAACCTTAGCGTCTTCTGGTGGGATTACCACTACTGGTGGCGACTTTTACGTTGGTGGCGATCTTTATGTTGCAGACGATATTGTCTATGATGAAGCAACCGCAAGAAATTGGAATGTAAGCGGCATTGCAACTGCTGCTAAATTAGACGTAACTGGTCTTACAACTACTAACACTTTTGAGTCAGTTGGAATTACAACCTTAGCGTCTTCTGGTGGGATTACTACTACTGGAGGAGACCTTTATATTGGTGGTGATTTATATGTTGCAGACGATATTGTCTATGATGAAGCAACCGCAAGAAATTGGGATGTAAGTGGTATTGCAACTGCCACCAAGTTAGAAGTAACAGGTGATTTTACTAGTTCTGGAATTACAACCTTAGCGTCTTCTGGTGGGATCACCACTACTGGCGGTGATCTTTATGTTGGTGGCGATCTTTATGTTGCAGATGATTTAACATTTGACGAATTTACTGCCAGAAATGCCAATATTACTGGCATTGCAACAATAGGAACTCTTGGAGTATCTACTGCACTAAATGTAACTGGTTTGACCACCACCGCAGAATTGTCGGTTACTGGGTTATCCACCTTCACAGGCATTTCTACGTTTTCAAGTAACGTATTCATTGCTGGCACAATGACTGCAGGGGACATTGATGGAGGAGAGTTCTAATGGCTAAACCAAGCACTAGACAAGGATTGATTGATTATTGTTTGAGGAGACTTGGTGCTCCTGTTTTGGAGATAAATGTTGATGATGATCAAATTGATGATTTAGTTGATGATGCGATTCAATTTTTCAACGAACGTCATTTTGATGGTGTTGAAAAAATGTATTTGAAATACAAAATCACTAATGATGACATCGCCAGGGGTAGAGCAAATGGACCTGGAGGTGTTGGAATAGTAACGACAACAGGAACATCAGTTGGTATAGCTTCGACAACATTTGATTTCTATGAAAATTCTAATTACATACAAGTTCCAGATTCTGTGATAGGAATTGAAAGAATATTCAAATTTGATACCAGTTCGATTTCTGGTGGAATGTTCAGCATAAAATATCAGTTATTTTTGAATGACTTATATTATTTCAATTCGGTTGAACTTCTTCAGTATTCCATGACTAAAACTTACTTAGAAGATATTGATTTCTTATTGACCACGGATAAACAAGTTAGATTCAATAAGAGGCAAGATAGATTATATCTGGATATTGATTGGTCATCTCAAGCAAGTGAATATATAGTGATCGAATGTTATAGAGCATTAGATCCAGCAAGTTTTACTCAGGTATATAACGATAGTTTTGTAAAACAATATCTCACTGCTCTCATAAAAAGACAGTGGGGACAAAACCTCATCAAATTCAATGGTGTCAAACTTCCTGGCGGAACTGAATTAAATGGTAGACAACTATATGAAGATGCGATGAGAGATCTTGATGATATTAAGCAACGAATGTCTCTTGAATATGAACTTCCACCTATGGACTTAATTGGATAATTATGGCACTAAATCCTTTCTTTCTACAAGGTTCTCAACAAGAGCAGTTTCTTGTTCAGGATATTATCAATGAGCATCTTAGGATGCACGGAATCGAAGTCTATTATCTTCCAAGAAAAATTTTCAAAACAGATGATATCATAAGAGAAATACAATCATCAAAATTTGATGATGTATTCATGATAGAAGCATATTTAAACAACTATGATGGATATGCTCCAAATAGTGATATCATGACAAAATTTGGACTTAGACTTCAAAATGAGATAAGTCTAACCATTTCAAGAGAAAGATACGAAGAATTTATTGCACCATTTTTGGAAGGTATTTCTGCTGGAATTAGAGAAGGTAGAATTACAGAGTATGATTTTGGAGATTTGATTCAAAGACCTAAAGAAGGAGATTTGATTTATTTTCCACTTGGAGAAAGGCTCTTTGAGATTAAGAGAGTTGAATCAGAAAAACCTTTCTATCAATTAGGAAAAAATTATGTTTATGAATTGAGTTGTGAACTTTATGAGTATGAAAACGAACTTATCGATACTGCCATTGAGGAGGTTGATAATACGGTAGAGGATGAAGGATATATTACAACGTTGAGATTGGTAGGAGCGGCTCTCACGGCAACTGCTACTATTGCAGGTATATCTTCGGATACACATTCTATTGGGAAAATTATTCTCAATAATGATGGATATGGATATACCAGCACTCCTACTGTCACAATTTCTGCTCCTACTTCTGGTGTAACTGCTACCGCAGTGGCAATCACAACTTCTGTTGGAAATGTACAGTCAATAAAAGAAATAAGACTGACAAATGCTGGTGCAGGATATACAACAACAAGTCCACCAACGATTACTATTACTGGTGGTGGAGGTGCTGGGGCAGCAGCAACGGCTTTGATTGTTCATCAAGGAGTACTATCATTTTCCGTTACAGAACAGGGTGGAGGGTATTTTGGAACTCCACCAACAGTTACTGTTGCAGGACCTGCTGTTGGCGTAACTGCTACCGCAGAGGCAATTATTTCATCAGGAAAAGTAACCTCCATCCAAATAACAAACGCAGGGTCTGGTTACACGTCTGCTCCATCTGTAGAACTTTCTTCCCCAGTAAGCGGTGTTGGTACGTATCTTTATAATGAACAGGTTACTGGTCAATCATCTGGCGTAACCGCAAGAGTTAGAAACTTCAAGGAAAGAACTGATATTACAACCATACGTCCACCAATTGATTTGCAAGTATCACTAAATACTGGAAACTTCAGTGCTGGTGAAACTCTTGTTGGATCAATATCTTCAGTAACATATGTGATTGAATCATATGACCGTGATAGTTATGATAATCCATATGATGTAAATGAAGAAATTGAAACTGAGGCAGACGGCATTTTAGACTTTACAGAGTCTAATCCATTCGGAGGTTACTAATGTTAGGAACGTATTTTTATCACGAAATTATAAGAAAGACTATTATTTCTTTTGGAACTTTATTTAATGACATCTACATTAGACACTCTAAAGATAATGGTACAACCTTAGATGAAACAAAGGTTGGAATTTCTTATGGTCCAATGCAAAAGTTCTTGACGAAGATTCAGGAACAAGCAAATCTGACAAAATCTATTGCTATAACTCTTCCAAGAATGTCATTTGAAATGGTTTCCATTCAATATGATCCAACAAGAAAATCTGGAATAACACAGACTTTCAAGGCAACTGATGGAACTAATATAAAAAAAGTTTATATGCCAGTTCCATATAATATCGGATTTGAACTTAATATATTCAGCAAACTTAATGATGATGCTTTGCAGATAGTAGAACAAATTCTTCCATTTTTTCAACCATCATTTAATCTAACAGTTGATTTAGTTTCTTCGATAGGAGAAAAAAGAGACATTCCCGTTATCTTAGATACTATTGATTTTCAAGACGATTATGAAGGAGATTTCAATACAAGAAGAGCGTTGATATATACTTTAAGATTTACTGCTAAAACTTATCTGTTCGGACCAATTGCAGATTCGAGTGATGGTCTGATCAAAAAAGTTCAAGCAGATCTTTATAGTGATACAAACACTCAAACTGCAAAACGTGAAATGAGATATACCGTAACTCCAGATCCAATTAGTGCTGATCCAGCTGCTGGTGATAACTTTGGATTTGATGAAACTTGGTATGATTATTCAAATTCACTGTCATATAGTCCAACTCAACAAGGTGATATTCAGTAAGTCATGAATAATAATTATGATTCTATCGACGACGCTCTCAATGTAGAGAGTAGTATTGTCAAACCTGAAAAGGTTTCATCCGAAATTCAGACTGCAAAACCAAAGGGTCCTGATATTGAAAAGGACTATGAATATACTCGTGCAAATTTATATTCTCTGATCGAAAAGGGTCAGGAAGCAATAAACGGTATTATGGAACTTGCTGGTGAAGGAGGAAGTCCAAGGGCATATGAAGTAGCAGGTCAATTGATCAAAAGTGTTGCCGACACAACTGATAAGTTGATTGATTTGCAAAAGAAATTGAAAGATGTTGAAGATGAGTCAACTAGAACTACAAACAATACTGTAACTAATAATGCGGTGTTTGTTGGTTCAACCACGGAGTTACAAAAACTACTCAAACAAGGTTTTCTAAATAATAAGGAGTAATCTACTTTTCTTCATGAAAAAGTGTAAGCAGGGATATTATTACTGCTATAAAGATAAAAAATGTAAGAAGATTCCTCTCGGATATAGAGTGGGTCTTGGTGGATGGCTTCGTCGTGAAGATGAGACAGATAGTGATGATACCAAAAAGAATGGTAATGGTAATGGATCTCACACCAATGGTAATGGAAATGGAGGTTCTAATGGTGGAACTGTAAGTGAGGAAGGTCTCCGTGATTGGTTTGGAAAGTCCAAATCAAAAGATGGTAAGAAGGGTTGGGTTAACGTTGTAACAGGTGGAACCTGTGCAAGTGACGAACCTGGTGAAGGAACTCCTAAGTGTGTCTCTTCTGCAAAAAGAGCAAGTATGAGCAAGGCAGAGAGACTTTCTGCTCAAAGAAGAAAGAAGAAAGCGGACCCAGGACAACAACAAAAGTCTGGTGCCGCAAAACCAACATATGTTTCTACAGACCCTAAGAAGAAAATGAAAAAAGAAGAAGTTGAACAACTTGATGAAATCTCTGCACAACTTACACACACTGCTTCTATGAAAGCAGATGAAGTAGCAAGAAAGGCAAGAGTTGCTGGTGACAAAGAAACTGCCGCTAAGAAAGTTGCTCAGGCATCACGTATCTACAAAGGTGTTGGACCTCGTAGAGCAAAGGAGAGAATGAAAGAAGAAATAGAAGTAACAGAAGCAAAGGATAAACCAGGTAAGGGTAGTGGTAAGAAAGATGCTTGCTACAATAAAGTCAAGTCTCGTTATTCTGTATGGCCAAGTGCATATGCTTCTGGAGCACTTGTAAAGTGTCGTAAGGTCGGTGCTGCTAACTGGGGCAATAAGTCAGAATCTTATGATTTCTCAAACTGGAGAGATGATTTCAAAGCAATTGAAATCGAGACAGTAAATCTTATTGAACCCGATCCAATTCAAGGTGGACAACCCATTGATGAAAAGTGTTGGGTTGGATATAAACAACTTGGAATGAAGAAAAAAGGAAAGAAAATGGTTCCTAATTGTGTAAAAGAAGAAGAGATAACTGAAATTCATAAGCAAGCACACACACCACATGAAGTTCCTTCGGGAAGTAATCTTAAAAAATTAGTCAGTAAAGCATCAAAAAGAATTGACACTGATGCTGATGGTGATGTTGATAATAATGATAAAGCAAAGGGAGAACTTGGTGAATTT